TATCCGATTGACGATTCAATCACGCAATACAATAACCTTTATGGCGAGGCTATAGAAAAAACATTCTTACCACCTGTTCGCGTCTATGCTCTTGTGGACTATCAGAGCACAGAAACAAAAGCAGATACAGTTGCTGGTATGGACAAGCAAAACACAATCACAATTCACTTCCACAAGAGGCGATTGATTGAAGACCAAGACCTTTATGTTCGTGAAGGCGACTTTGTTTTATATGGCGATTACTACTACGAGATCGTCAGCACCCAATGGGCAAGACAATTGTTTGGACAGATTGACCACACATTTGAAATCGTAGCTACAGCATACTATTCAAGAGAGGGATTATTCGATGCCACCTGATTATCCAGATAACTCTGATAACCCAAGAAAGGCAGAACTTGCCCCACTAAAAGAATTAGAGATTCAGCCATCAACTATTGAAACAATTGACCGTGCTCTGTTTGATTATATTGATGAAGAGCTTGATATCTTTTGTTCTACGAATAAGGGATTTAAAAAAGTACCCTTCATTTGGGCAGGAGCCGAAAGGGCGTTTCAAATCAAACACAATAGAGAACTCCGCGATGTTAATGGCTGGTTGATCTATCCTATAATGTCAATGGAACGCACAGGTATTACAAAAGACCTTGCAAAGCGTGGTGCCTATTATGCAGCAGCAATGAATGCGCCTGATAATAAAGGTGGCTCGATGACTGTTGCAAGAACAATCAAGCAGGACAAAACAGCAAATTTTGCAAATGCTGATTCAAAGAGATTGGTCTTGGATGGAATTGGGTCTAACCAAACTAATTTTCCAAAAAAGAATAAAAAAGTAGTTTATGAAACCATCACGGTGCCAATCCCAGTTTATCTTGAAGTCACTTACACCTTGACAGTGATGTCTGAGTATCAACAACAAATTAATGAAATAATTACACCGTTCATGACCAAGACAGGTGCTGTAAATTATTTTGTCATCGAGAAAGACAATCACCGCTTTGAAGTGTTTATCGATTCAGATTACGCACTAAACAATAACGCATCCTCGCTCCTTGAAGATGCCCGAGGGTACGAGACTCAAATTAATTTTAGAGTCCTTGGCTATATCATGGGAGCCGACAAAAACGAAGAGCGACCCAAGATTGTACGCAGAGAAAACGCCGTTGAAGTAAAGATTCCAAGAGAGCAGGTAATTTTGGGTGAGATGCCTGATCATGTACATGTCAGCGGCAATGTTCCTTTTTATCGTTCATAAAGTTATATTTAGGACTTTCGTCAATTTATTAACTATTTATTAACGATAATCAGAATATTTTATTCTCAAGATTTTTGAAGAACGACAAGGAGACACTTCATAATGTCAATTAAATCTTTTAAGTTTATTTCACCCGGTATTTTCATCAATGAAATCGACAACTCAGAATTACCCGCTATCCCCGATGAGGTCGGTCCAGTGGTTGTTGGACGAACAGAACGAGGACCAGGAATGCGCCCTGTTAAAGTTAATTCTTTTTCAGAGTATGTGGAAATTTTTGGTAACCCCATTCCAGGCGGAAGAGGCGGTGATGTATGGCGAGATGGTAATTATACCGCACCAACTTATGCTGCATACGCAGCGCAAGCTTACTTGCGTAACAGCAATGCTTTAACCGTCGTTCGTCTCCTTGGTGGTCAAAGCTCGGCAGTTGCTGATGGTGGAGCAGGTGAAGCAGGATACCAGACTTCTGGTTCTAATATGGCTGACAAAGCCAACAACGGCGGCGCTTATGGTTTGTTTATGTTTCCATCGGCATCATATCTTACACCTGTTACTGGTGTTCTTGCAGCCGTTTGGTATCTTAATGAAGGCACAATTGAGCTTTCTGGTACAGTTAGAAACAGCACTACAATTGCAACTGGTTCTGCCGTCTTAATGAAAGACCTAAATGCTGCTGGTGTTACAGGTGCTGGGTCAAAGGAATTTAAAGTCCTTATTAAGTCAGCGGCTACAGATCCAGCCAACCAAACAGTTTTACACGAAACATCATTCAATTTTGATCGTTCAAGTTCAAAATATATCCGAAAAGTGTTTAACACAAATCCAACACTTATTAACAGTGATATTACAAGAACAGCACAAGCAGAGGTTTACTGGCTTGGACCAACCTATGAAAGAGAAGTGGCTGACAACGTAACCACTTCGGAAACTTTTGGTATCATTTTGGGGCTCGACTCTGGCTCCACTTCCGCTGCCAACTTCCGCTTTGGATTCCGAGCAGCACAAACTCCTTGGTTTATCTCTCAGCACCTTCAATCTGGTTTCTCTGGTTTCGATGCTAATAACATGACAAAGCTGTTTAAGTTTCACACACTTGATTCTGGCGATGATCAACAAAGAAGAGTTAAGATTTCCATTAGCGATATTAAGGCTTCATCAAATGAAGTTGATCCTTATGGTTCTTTTAATGTCGAAGTTCGCGATGTTAAAGATAGCGACAATGCACCAGTGATCTTAGAAAGGTTTACTTCTGTCAATCTTAATCCTAATCATCCAAAGTACATTGGAAGAGTTATTGGTGACCAGTTTATCGTGTGGGACGACACTCAACGTCGTTATCGCACATACGGAAACTATCAAAACAATTCAGCCATTATTCGCGTTGAAGTGAATGAAGATGTTGAAGCCGCAGCCACTGATGCAAGACTTCTTCCGTTCGGATCCTTTGGACCAGTTCGGTTCTCAGGTTGGGGCAACGTGCTTTCTGGTAGTTATAGTGCAAGTGCGACCCCACAGCCAGCTAATACTTATGTTAGAGGCGCTGGTAATATCTCTCATCCGTTTCTACACGCTAATGACAATGCATTCTGGTTTGTCCAAGATGGTACAAGTGCCGATGGTCATTTCACTGGAACATTAAACTATCCTGCGATTCCTTTAAGGGTTAGTGCTTCCGATGGAGATATGCCAGACCCAACAGATGCTTACTTTGGTGTCGATACTACACAAAACGGAAATAATCGTTTTGAAAGCAGCTATATTGATATCGTTAGGGCACTACCAAATTCCGCAGATGCCTTTGCGGTTGGAACTGGAACTGAAAGATCTTATATCTTTACCCTTGATGATTTGAAATCCTCTAATGGTGGAAGCACTGGCGAGGTTGCAGTTTATTCATCTGGCTCTCGTGCAGCAGGAACATCTTTCACTGCCGTTAGTGGAACCTACGAGCAAGTTCTCGACATGGGTTACGACCGATTTACTGTTCCACTCGTCGGTGGGTTTGATGGACTTGATGTAAGAGAGAAAGAACCCTTTAATAACACCGACCTTGCAGGTGGATCCGATACAACAAACTATGCTTATTATAGTGTGAGACGCGCTCTTGATACAATCGCAGACCCAGAGCTTTGTGAAATGAATCTTTTGACAATCCCTGGTATCTATAACTCTGCCTTGACTGCCAAGGTTCTTGAGATCTGTGAAAAAAGAGGCGATGCGCTTGGTCTTATTGACATTGATAGTGGATATGTGCCACAAACTGAGAACACAAGTGATCAGCAAACTAACGCTGGTACTGTAGCAACTGCAATCTCTAATTTGAGAGCAAGACAACTTAATTCCAGCTATGGTGCTTGTTATTATCCTTGGGTGCAAATCCAAGATACAATTAGCGACTCGCTTGTATTCGTTCCACCTTCGGTTGTGGCACTCGGAACATACTCAAGTGCTCAACGCGATACCGAGCTTTGGTTCGCTCCCGCTGGATTTACTCGCGGTGGCTTGACAGAGGGTTCCGCTGGTATCCCAGTTGTTCAGACTCGTGCTCGCCTAACCTCCAGAGAGCGTGATGATCTTTACGAAGCAAACATCAATCCAATTGCCACATTCCCATCTGAAGGAATTGTGATCTTTGGTCAGAAGACGCTCCAAGTTACGCCTTCGGCACTTGATAGAATCAATGTTCGTCGTCTAATGATCTTCGTAAAGAAAGAAATTTCACGAATTGCTGCGACAATCTTGTTTGACCAAAATGTCCCAGCGACTTGGAACCGATTCTTGTCGAGAGTTGATCCCTTCCTCCGAAGCGTTCAGTCCCGTCTTGGCTTGACTGATTACCGAGTGATTCTTGATGAGTCCACAACAACCCCAGAGTTGGTTGATAGAAACGTCATGTACGCAAAAATCTTCTTAAAGCCAGCCAGAGCAATTGAGTTCATCGCCCTTGACTTTGTTATCACAAATTCAGGTGCAGGATTCGAGGATTAATAAACAAAGCACTATATAATATAACAGGAGACTAACAAATAATGCCAGAACAAAAATCCAACTTTTGGTTGAATCCAGAATTTGAACCCAAAAGACAATTTAGATATTTGGTTGAACTTACAATCGGAGGACAGAACTTGCAATTCCTTGCTAAGTCTGTTGATCGTCCTTCTTATAGTATCACCTCAAATCCTCATCAGTTCTTTAATCACACCTTTCATTACCCAGGTAGAATTGAGTGGAACTCTATTAGTTTGACTTTGGTTGATCCTGTTAGTCCTAACGGTGCTAAAATCCTTTATGAATATCTTTCAAGTATTGGTATTGAAAAACCAACCAGTGTGAACGCTGCTATTGGAACCACAATTACTAAAGAGTCTGCAACTTCCGCTCTCGGTAACTTAGTTATCAAAGAGATGGGAACGCGCCCAGGTTCACCCGAAACTATTGTTATTGGAAACTGGCAATTCCTCAATGCATTTTTGACCAGTGTTGATTTTGGATCGCATGATTATGGTTCAGAAGATATGATTGATCTTGCCATTGATGTCCAATACGACTGGGCAGAGTATCAACGCGGCGATGTTCAAGCCCGAGGCTCCTGATTTTTTTAAATAAAACTATTTAAAATATAACATAGATACGTTATACTATGTATAGACTATTTTAAAGAGGTGTAAATGTCTAGAAATAAGCAGCGAACTGCTGCTGCCACGGATGCTGTTGCTGCTACTGCTCCAACAACCCCGGCAGCCCCAGCTTCGCTTTCATATGTAACTCCAACAGAGTTTGTTGAACTTCCGTCTCGTGGTAAGTTCTATTCTACAGATCATCCCCTTCACAACAAAGAAGTAATTGAGATGAGGTATATGACAGCAAAGGATGAGGATATTTTAACTTCCCCCGCTTTGCTTAAGAACGGCGTAGCAATTGACAGGTTGATTGAAAACCTTATTGTTGATAAGAACGTAACAGCAAATAGTTTGTTGCTTGGAGATAAGAACGCAGTGATTCTTGCTGCAAGGATATCTGGATATGGTGAGTTATATGAGGTAAATGTTAACTGTCCAGCTTGCTCCGCGACTATTGAACATTCTTTTGATTTATCTAAAATTCCACATAATCATGGGATTCAACCAGATGAAGACACAGAGAACATCTCATTGACACCAGAGGGCACATTCGTCGCGACACTGCCTAAAACTCAATTTACTGCTGAGTTTAGATTGTTAAATGGCGCAGACGAGACTTATATGGAAAAAGCAGCATCAAAACTAAGAAAGTTAAATTTACCAGAGTCTTCTTCTACAGGTTTACTAAAACAACTTGTTGTATCTATAAACGGGGTAAACGTGCCTTCTGAGATTGCCAATTTTATCGATAACATGCCAGCACAAGATGCACGCTTTCTCCGAGCTTGTGTCGCAACTGTAACTCCCAATGTGGATATGACTCAAGAGGTTGAGTGTTCGTCTTGCGGAACGACATCCGAAATGGCGGTGCCGTTCACTTCGGACTTTTTTTGGCCTAACTGATGAATATATGGCAGAAGTTTATGAGAGCTTCTTCTACTTAAAAATGCATGGAGGTTGGAGCTTTATCGAGGCTTATAACCTACCAGTCAAACTACGGAACTGGTTTGTTAAAAGACTGTCGGATCATTTTGAAGAAGAAAACAAAGCCTATAAACAAGCCAACAAAACAAGGTAATAATAAAAACGGGCAGAAATGCCCGTTTCTTTTTATGTGAAACTATTTATAAGAGATAAGTATATTCGGAGGTCTCTACAATGAACGAACCAAACGATTTGGTGCCAATTGAAATTAATTTAAATCCCAGCGAAACAGACTTACTTAGTGAAAGCTGGCTTGCAATGATGGGTGGTGCGATTGAGACAATCCTCGGTGGCATGTTTGGTGGACGCTCTGTGCCCGTTAAGATCTCTGGCACAAGAAAGCAAGTGGACTCGTTTAAGAGCGCTCTTGGAAATGAGGCAAGATATCTCAAATCAATGAAGCGCTACGGCTTGGACAAGCCCGAAACACTTAAAACAAAAAGGCAACTTGATCGTGCCATTAAATCTTTTGAAAGCGACACGGGTATCAAGTGGCCATTTAAATAGGAGTTTATAGCTAAATGACACCCGAGCAAATTCAAACTCTATTTGAGCAACTTAAACAATCACTATCGTCTCAGCAACTTGAAGAATTTGCAGAGATGCTCGATAAGGTAGAAGATAAACTTACTGATAGTACCTCATCTATTGAAGATCAGATCACTGCTCTTTCAAACCTGTCAGATACGATTGCTGGTATACCGCAGGCGGCAGCGACCTTTGATGCAGCACTACAAAAAAATATCAAAACTCTTACTGGTGTTACAAAGAGTTCTGATGGTTTAATCGGTTCTTTTATTGACCTGACTGCCAAAAGTGGCGGAGTCGGGAAAGCATTAGAGCAGATGGGCGAGACTCTCGCAGAAACAATGAGTGCTCAAAACGTCGCCACATCTATAGCCACTAAATTTGCCGAAGGTACGATGCTGATGGCGACCGCAATTGATAGTGCAACAGCAGGATTTGCCAAAGCAACGGGATTGGGCAAGACATTCAATAGTCAAATTATTGCCCTCGAAGCCTCTAATCGTAAATTCGGTGTTAGTGCTTCTGAGTCGGCTGCTTCATTTGAGTCGCTTGTAGGTGGTCTGTCTGGGTTTACACTGATGGGCGAAGATGTGCAGAGTGCTCTTGCAACAGAAGTTGCTCAATTAAGTGAGCTTGGAGTTTCTGCTGCCGATACGACTGGTGTTTTTGAAAGCCTAACAAGAACTTTTGGATTTACTGCCACAGAAAGTATTGAACTAACAAAACAAACTGAAACACTTGCTCAAGAACTCGGAATATCTCTGGGTGAAGCGGTTGGCAATCTTAATGCAGCATTGCCACAATTAGCATCTCTATCTGCAAACCAAGTTGGACCAGCATTTGAAGCCTTGCAAAAACGAGCAGTTGAAACAGGATTGGCTGTCAACGACTTAGTTAGCATCGCAGAAAGATTCGATACATTCGATGAAGCAGCCAGCGCAGCAGGTAATCTAAACGCTGTTCTCGGTACACAGATGTTCGACACCATGGGTCTACTTGAAGCCCAGTTAGAGGGACCAGACGCAGTTATCGAACAACTACGACAAGGGTTGTTGGGCTCAGTTGGTAGCTTTGAAGAGCTAACAGTGTTCCAAAGAAAAGCAATTGCTAATGCAAGTGGGCTTAATGAAGAAGAGATCCGAGGTCTTTTTAATTCTAAGGAAGTAACCGAAGAACAGAAAAAACAAGCCGACGAAAGAGAGAAAAACCTTAAAGCTGCAATGGATCTTAAAGCCGAACTTATGGCACTTGTTGCTGAAATGTCCGTCGCACTCCAGCCGTTGTTGCAGCTTGCCAAAAAGATTGTTAGTGTATTTGCCGAGATCGTAAAAGCAATAAAAGGCGTAATGGGCGAGGGAACTATAGGAAATATTGGAGCAGCCGCTGTAATGGTCACTGGTGGAGCTTTAATTGCAAAAGGTGTCAGCGCTGCGATGAGCAAACTCGGCATTGGTAAAAAACTTGGTCCAGGCGGCGTGCCTCGTGTTTATGTTGATAATATGCCCGGTGGTGGTCCTGGCGGAGGCGGTGGTGACGGAGGCAGTAAAATGTCTTTTGGTGATCGAATGAAAGCCTCCAGAGACACCACTAAAAAACGCGGAGGATTTTTTAAAAGGGTTGGGGGTGCCTTTAAGGGTGCTCGCAAAGGTGGCAAAGGATTTTTCGGAGCCCTCGGTGCCGCTGGAAAATCAGGTTTCCGGGCACTTCGATCAGGCGGAGCGGGATTACTTAGCGGCGGTCTTGGTAAAATTGGTAAGGGACTTAAAGGCATCGGCGGCAAAATTGGTCTTGGAGGACTTGCAAAGTTCGGCGGCAAATTGGGACTAAGAGCCATCCCAGGGCTTGGTCAAGCTATGATGGCTTATGATGCTGTCGGCGCGGCATCACGATTGATGGGCGGTCCAAAGCTGCCTGGAGCAATGTTCAATGAGGGTGGCGGTATCGCTGGCTCAGGTCCAGTACCAATTACAGCCCATGGTGGTGAGGTTGTTGTTCCTGTTGAGAAAACACCAGCAGCCAGTAATTTGGCAAATATGGTTGCTCAAAAATCAGCGGTGAATAATAAAGAACTCATCAAAGAAATTAGAAACCTTAACAATCGTCCGATTCAGGTGACCTCGGAAGTTACAATGGATAGGCAAGCGTTTGGAAGTGCAGTTAACAAACACTTTGGCGCTCCTGGCTCAAAACCAGCAAATAGTGCGGTGTAAACAATATGTCTCAAGTTCAACCAGTAAATCGTGGTATCTACTCTGATGGTCGTTCCGCAGGAGCACATGCCAGAGGTAAAAATTATGTTGTTACATTCAGGCACATAGCTACCGGACATAGCGTTTCTTTTCCATCGGCTATTCAAGATTTTAGTGATACCCACTCTCCAGATACAAACGAACAAACATTTACATCTCAGATGGATCCGATGATCCAACAAGATGGAACAGCAAGAAACATTTCATTTAGTTTTGTTATAGCAAACTCATCTGTTGATGAAGCGCGGTATAATCAACAAAGTGTGAACTTACTGCTTCAAATGATGTATCCTCGGTATGATTATGGAGATAGAAACGCTGTGGG